GCACTGACCGCAAGAGTTACCATGCTCATCTGGGTTATAGCAAGTCAACGTATACTCGAGCTCTACATTACCAAGTTCTTCAGCAATCTTGATCTCATCATACTTAGAGAGCTGACTAAAAGGTGCTTCCAACCTAACCTTATGAGTACGATTTTGATCTGCGACTGCGTTCATACAATCAACAAACTTCTGAGTCGTATCCCAATAACCATACTCATCATGCACCTGCAAACCAGTAAAGACATGAGAAGCCTTATTAGACTCAGCATATGAGAAAGCTAGAGAGTTAAGAATCATATTACGAAACGGTACGTAAGTCTTAGGCTGAGGATCCCCTAGAACATCCTTAATAGTAGGCATACTAACACTAGTACCGCCAATATTAGCAGACACTTCCTTGACAATTTCTCCTAGAATACCAAGATCTAGTACTTTATGAGCAATACCAAGATATTCACAAGTCTTAGCAGCCATTTCTAATTCAAGCTTTTGCTTCTGACCATAGTTGTATGATAGTGCAAAAACTTTACTATTGCCATACTTTCTTGCAAGAAGATAAGTCATAATAGTAGAATCAAGACCACCGGAAAGTACCGAGACAACGTTATGCTCAGTGTCAGGCAGCTTACTTAGAGCTTCGTTCATATTCATTATTAATTTCCTCTTGCAAATACCACATAGCTTTATGCAAATCTTCAATACGCTTAGAAGGATCTTTTCTACCTGCCCGAGCAATGTATTTTACTGTATTACCGAGAGAAAACCCTAGATCCCATGCTCTAATTACTTTTATAACCTCGTAAGTATTTTCCTTGCCGCCGTAATGCTCTGGATGGTTAACCATTTCTTTACGGCGACCTGTCTCTCTAAATGCAGGTGCGACAGTAGGAGAGGGAGCTCCTACTGCACCAGGTGAAGTATTTGCAGCTACATTAGAGCCTTGCGCATGATTTACAGTACTACTACTATTATTACCAAGCTTAAGGGCCATTTTACTGCCTCATTGTCTTCATATTCAATACACTGCAATTAACAAGATTATCTGCATAGTAGTGCAATATTTCATCGTCGGTTGCGCGTACCGGGTTAATATCGATACCACCGCGACGCGTATACAAGCATGCAACAAGAAGCGATTCAGGTTCAAGAAGATCCATTAGTCGCTTATAAATGCATTCACAAATTTCTTCATGAAAGTGATTCTCTTTACGCATAGAAACGATATACTGAAGCAGTGACTCAGGAGTAATAGTCTTAGAACCACGGATAACTACGTAAACATCACCCCAGTCAGGCTGATTAGTAACACGGCAGTTACTACGAAGTGCTGCAGAGTGATACGCATCGAGTTGTTCAGTGTCAGCAGTATCAAACTTAACTACCTTAAGAATAGCTGGATCTTCGTTGTAGTGATTAAATTCTACCTTAGATACATCAACTACTTCTTCGAGAGTAGTAAAAGTCCCATACATAGGAGATCTGTTGCTGGTATTGCTGATAATAAGAGCTAGAGTCAGTTCATCAGTACCAATACACTGAGAAAGATCATCATAGACCTTCTGCTCAACAAACTCAATCACATCATCTACCGTCTCACCGCAACGATGCATGTTAAAAGAGTTGAGATAGAGCTTGATAGACTTAGACTCAACAATCCTAGGGCTGTTGCTGGGATAAACGCAACGAAGCACACCACAAACCGGGAATCCGTTGTTAGTCAGCGCGCTAAACTCGTAGCAGTTCCAGGTATCATACCCTGTAAACGGAAGATCATCTTCTACGATATTATACTGAGTACGGTTAAGGTATCGCGGAATACCAACAAGCAAGGTTGGGTCGATAGTATCAGGGGTAATATAAGGCTTAACTACTGAACCATCTCCAGCCTTACCGAGATGTACTGAAGCAATCTTTTCAATCTCAGACATTATTATTCCTCTTCTTCTCTTCATAATCTATAGCAAACTGCAAGAAAGTAACAGCCTTCTTTAGATCCTTCACTACATCATCCTTATTACCAGCACGCCATACATACTTAAATGCTTGAAAGCGATTATAGTCTGTAAACTTATCGTTTTTAGATGTAACGCAAAGATCTTCAATCACGTCGATACATTCATACTTACCATCACCTTTATAGTGATCAGGACGAATAGTAACCTCGCTCATACTCTACCTCTCAAAAAGAACTTCCATGCATCAAACGATGCATCTTTAAGCTTATTATACATCTCTTCAATATTATCGCAACGATTAGTATAACTAACTGCTGATAATACATCTCCACCATCAAGTTCTGATGTGCAACGATGTACGACTGATCCTATCCAAGGATATTTTGCTCTATTTTCCCACGTACGCTCTTGAGGATCTTTGCCTTTTAACTCTGGATAATGAGTAATAAGAGCTGGATGCCCATTGTATATCTCATACTTATCACAAATATCTGCAGGAATAATGCGAAGATACCCGTGAAGAGTAAAAAAATATTCTGATGGGTCAATAGTTTGAAACCAGCTATAGATAGCTGGTGCTGAAATATTACTGACGTTAAGATCTGCAATACCTTTTGCCCATGCGTCATTATTAAAGTTATTAGTAATGACGTTGTCTGGTGCTCTATTAAACTCTCTAGTCAGACGCATAATCTCACTACCAGTCTGACTAAAGAGTGCTACCCACTTCTTCACCTGCAGAAACTCCTAAAAATTTCAATATTACGTATGATAGTAAGATATTCTACCATATCAACTTCTTCGTTCATATATTCGATAAGTTTAGTAGAAATCTTATCTTCTAGTCCATTTTCACTATAATTTACATTATTCAGACCATGAACTACCGGATTAGAGGTATCTAATGAATCAATCCACTCATACTTTAACTTATCAGCACTATAATGCTTAAACTCTTGAGGAAGAGAGCAACCTAAAAGATGATGAGGCTTTTTAACGTTAATAACACCATCACCTAAAAGACGATCAAGAGTAGCAATACGTCCTGCCATCAATCTATGCCAATGCGTAGGACCTTCAAAGTTTAAACTATAATATGAGAAGTCAAACGAGATAGCAACCTTATCTACATTAGGTTCAATAAACTTATAACAGCGTACAATGTCTTCGTAGCTCTTACCTTGAATTACACCGATACGCTTAGAGAACTTATAAGCTTGACTATCATATGTAGTCATCCATTCGTTGAATTTAGCAATAGTACCATCCGTATCTTCTAATACGTCAGGAATAATAAACCAGGTAGGTTCTAGCTTATTAATCCATTCTACATACTTACCGCTATCAAATGCAGTGCCAAGTTCAAAAATAGAGTTATCGAGGAGTACTTCTCGTCCGTTAATAACAGCATCTCTAAAATGCCGCCAATAACGAGGGTTCTCCTCGAACATATGAACTAGCGCGTAATCATAATCAGTTGCCCTCTGTATAGCATTAAAGATGCTAATAGGGGCTTCATGGGCAATTTTCATTAGTATCTCCGCAAATTATGCTCAACAAAATCAGGCCAATCACTCATGCGTAAGCGGTAGCCATACGTATCTTCTATTAGTTTAGAACCAGGGTTATTAATAAAATTATACATTTTTGCTTTATCATACATGACAAAAAGATCACCTTTAGGACCAACATGCATGATAGTATTATTACTTTTACGAATATTATTAAAGTAGTCAGTTCGAATAGTAATATACCAATACTGTCTATTTCTATCCCAGTAAAGGCCAGTTTTACCTGACTTTACATCAACTGTAATAATATGATTTTTGCTGAAAAAAGTCAAGTCAATACCTTGAAATTGACTGACTACGTCTTCAGAATGATCATAACATACTTGATAAATGCCTGGAAAATGTTTTTCTACAAGCTTAATAGCATTTTCCTCACCACGCTGTCCAATAGCGCCTGAGTTACCATGCTTTTCAGCAATAGATACTTTAAAGGAAGGCCAGATAGCCTTCCTTACATCTTCATCACAAGCAATCTTTTTAACAATCACGACACTTTCATTCCTTCACCAGACAGTACATAATTGGTCATATACTTGTCTAGAGCATCAGCCCCAAGCTTTTCAATCTGAAACCTAGCAATACGCTTGGTTGTATTCTTAGCATGAGACTCATCAATAAGGATTTTGCAAAGGGCTAGCTTTTCATTTCTATCCTTTGCGTTATAAATGTCTTGAAGTTCTACAGTCAGGTTCTTCATAGGAAACTCTTACTTACACTGAAACTTTTGCAGCTTAATATTAGAGAAAAATTCTTCCTTCACACTCTGATCATGAAACTCACCATGCAGCACAGTAGTCTGAGTCATAGCAGAGTGAGCCATAATACCACGATTAGTACAGCAACCGTGATCAGCTTCAATATAGACCGCTATATCTTCACTCTGAGTAGCCTTCCTAATAGCATCAGCAATATCGCCACAAAGCTCTTCCTGAAGAGTTCCTCGACGAGCACAATGCTGTGCAATACGAATATACTTAGAAAGACCAATCACCTTAAAAGAAGGGATAATACCAATATAAGCAGTTCCGGTAACTGGTTGATGGTGATGAGAGCACATAGACTTAAGTTCTGCTCTCACTACAAGCATCCCGCGATAAGGTGAAGTACCATGAGAACCATCATTAGGAAAAGCTGCTACTGCAGGAGCTGGAAAGTAGCGGCCTTCCATAATTTCGTTGATATACATCTTAGCTAGACGGTGAGCAGTACCCTTAGAATTAGGATCAGTATCAACATCAATAATAAGAGATCTCAGAGCTTCCTGAAACTTATCTGAAACCTCATTAATAAGAAGCTCATACTCATCAGGCTTAATAAAATCGCTAATATTATCATTAGCATGAAAGCGCGCATTAGCTTCTTTAATACGCTTAATGATAGCTTCAGAAACAGTCATAATTAACCCTCGTAAGTAGCTGAATTACCAGCATGTTCAAACACTTCTACACTCTTTAGACGGACACCTGCTCCAACTGGATAACGAGCATTATATTGCTTACCGTTGATCTCGATGCTGTTGCCTCTCTGAAAGATCTCTAGAATCTGACTCATCTTCTCGTAAGCAAGCTGAGCAAACTTCTCACAACCCACACCTTCTACAACACGAAGATCGCAGACACCACCAACGTCGTTCAATCCAAGCTCAGCAAGCTGCTTAAACTTACCGAGATGTGGATCATCGTAGGCAAGAATCAGAGTGTGATCAAACATCCACTCAGACCATTCCTTAAATGCCTTGAG